CAAAGTAGCCTTTGTCCTGCGTGACGGCGTCAAAGACGTCTTTGTCGGCCTTGCCGCGGTTGGCCTTGTCCTTGAGCGCGGCAGCGAATTCATCAGCGGCGATGTCGCGCAGACGGTCGTGCACGATCTTCCGTTCACCCAGCACGCTGTCCATGCGTTCCATCAGCTCGGCGCGTTCGGCTGCAGCCTTTTCGGCCTCGATGCGCTGCTGCTCGGCAGCTTCGTATTCGTCAATACGTTTCTGGAGGGCTTCGGCGTTACCCTTGGCGGCCTGCAGGTCCTTGATGGTGTTCTGAGCCTCCGTGAGGGCCTGATTGGCAGCGTCAAGCTCCGCCTGAACCTGAGACGATGCGTTCCGGGTTCTGTTGATGTCGGCGCTGTTGAGATTCAGGATCTCGTCAATCTGTTCCTTGGTGGCTCCTTCAAAGATTCGGGATACGTCCTCGCGTTTCATGGGGTTCTCCTTTCTCGGCTGACGGTTTGTTCACGCAGTTCCTTCTGCCCGCCTTGATAGTTTTGCGTCATTCCGGACAAAATTGTGTATACAAAAAGCACATCCGAAGATGTGCCTTGATACCGGGATAGGGGCATAAGAAAACCGCCGGGCATGTGCCGGGCGGTTCAGTTGGAATATGTGATCTTGATTTCTTCAATTCGGTCCTTGAGTGGCTTTCCATCAATGATGTATTGCGACACAAGCGTCTTACCATTCGGGAATACCCGTTCATTGTATTCGGTGTTCTGCTCCGAAATAAGCGGCCCCTCTTCATTCCAGCACAGTATCGTGTAGTTTTTCCCTGCACAGGAGAACATTATGTCGCCGCTACGGTCAATCAGATCGATAAACTCATTCCGGGTCACTATAATTCACACCTCTCTGTATTATGTCTGCATTATTTCGCAGATCACTTTCGGTTAGTGGCAGTGGTTTCCCGTGCGGATTTCTTTTGCTGTAATCAAAGACATGCTTGTGAGCACCTGTGGGGTGTGCATTGGGCTTTCCGTGGTTGCTCGTGTCATAATCTGTCGATGCTTTTCCGCTGTAATCATATACACGGCGTTGCTGCACCCATCCGTTTTCGTCTACCAGATCAACGATTGTATCGGCATTTCCGGAAAGCGGAAGGCTGGTCACAGCTTCACTTTTGTGAACGATCTGGCGTTCTGAGAACATTTCTCTGAACGTTTTCATTGTACCATATTCCGTGCGCTTTTTCAACTGCTCCGCAGTTTTTACCTTGTGGAAACCTGTGACAGCCATCCGTTCAGGATGCCGGTAAAGTCCCGCAGTTCTGCTGATCAGGTCGTACTCATCGTTGAGACGGTTGATATTGCGCTGGGTTTCCCGGCGCATCATATCATCCCCGGAGGCCTTGTAGATATTGGCGATGTGCTTCTGTTCGCGGATGGTGGTTTCGATCCTGCGCTGTTCCTGCGTCCATTCATAGCGCGATTTCGTCACGCCGTCAATGGTGATCGCCTCCGTGCTGTATTCCCGGTACATGGCCAGCTCTTCCTTCGAATGCGCCGGCGGCGTTACGCCCAGAATAATGGGAAATACGGTGTGCTTGCAGTTCCACAGGCCGAAAGGACGGTCCAGAATGAGCGTCTGGAGGCGGTTGAATTCCTTGTTGCTCATCTGAAGACCCTGGTACGGCAGATGGTCTTCCGCGCACAGCGCATGGGCGGAGATCTCCACGCCGTCCGCGCCGTATTCCTTGCCGATCTGCTTGAGAACATCCTGATTCAGCGCACGGACGCCGTCCAGCACGTTCTGACGGATGGCGGTATCCAGACGGCGGGTCAGCCCCGAAGGGTATTCCACCCGCAGGCCTTCTTTTGCCGCCTCTCTCAGGGCGGCGCGGACGGCGGTGTCGTAGCTCGTCAGACCGCTCTGGACGGCCTGTACGGCCACGTCCACGGCGGTCCTGTATGCGTTGGACAGCAGCGTTGTCCGGCTCAGATTCGCCAGCTCCTGCGCTGTGACGCGCAGCTGCGCTTTCAGTACGCGCTCCAGCGGGGAAGAGATTGTCTTGATCGGACTGATCTTGACCGGCGGCGTGTGATCCTCTCCGAATATGGTCTCGGCAAACCGTTCATCGCTTTCGGCAGCCGCCCGGAATACCGCTTCGACGTCCGCCATGCTGGCTTCAGCCGCCGCTGCAATGGCCCGCTTGATCGCTTCCACATTCGCATTCACGCGTTTCATCTGCGTCAGCCGGTGCACATCCGAGTCCGTCAGCCGTCCGATGTCCCGGATGTGTTCTCCCATTCGCCGGATATAGTCGTCCGTGACCTCCTGCATGCGGTTGTCAAATACCTTGAGGACTTCTTCCAGCTGACGCTCCGAAAGCATTATTCCTCACCGTCCTCGTCGGGTTCGCTGAGGATCTTACTGATGGGGTTTTCCTGCTTTCGCTCCTTGCGGATTTCCTCAATGGCGGCCTGATTCTCTTCCAGCGTACCGCCGCGCACCCACTGCCGCATTTCCGCGTCGCTGACCATGCCGGCAGCGTGCAGCTCCATGTTCTGAGTGAATGCCTCCGTGGTGGATTCAATCATGCTGGTGTCCCAGTCGTATTCGATCACATGGCGGTCGCGTCCGCCCGCAGGCGTCAGGCCGAAGCGTTCGCAGAGCACGTCGACGGAATAGGCCAGATCGTCCATAGCGCGTTCCCATGCGTCCCGCATGGCCTTGATAACGCTGAATGTGTCATACTGAGCCGCCCGCACCTCGTCCCGGTTGGCATAGCTCATTGTCTGACGCTCTGTCAGGATGCCCTGCGACAGTCCGCAGGCCTTTTCAACACGTCTGCAAAGGCTCTGGAAACGCTGCTCCATAGCTTCCTGACGGATCGCAGGGGCGTAATACTGCCAGATCGACTTGTCGCTCAGGCTGGCGCCGTCCACGGGAATGAACGGATCGTCGCCGTCCTGTACGGTTTTTTTGAGGTCGTGAATCGTGGTCGGCTTGGGTGCGAAGGGTCTTCCGTCGCCCGAAGGGCTTTTCCAGAGCGTTGCGTCAAGGCCGAGCATGGGCCGCGTCAGCCGGAATTCCCTGCGGTAAATGTTGGAATGCTCCACCAGCTCGGCAATCAGGCTTTCCGCGCCGTATGTGATCGGAACCCCGAGAGACTTGTCATCGGTCCGATTGTCCCGCGGACAGCGCAGATAGGAAAACAGCAGCCTGTCCGTGTTCCCGATGGTGATTTCCGGCGTAATTCCGGCCCATCGCTCCACCTGACCCACGTCATACCAGCCGCCGTTTTCAGCCTTGACGCGGTAGCGGATCAGCTGTGCGCCGTTCTGCAGCACGTAGTCGGCCAGCAGGAAATAATGCATGTCCGAAACGGTTTCCGTGTCTGCCAGCAGCGTTGCAGAGGTGATGCGGTTGCCCTCCATAGCGCGGATCAGCATGCGGTTATGGTCGATGACCTCGATCCGCACCCGGCCGTTGCTGACGCTGGGGATCAGCAGTTTTCCGCCCTTGCCGTAGGCCTGAGCGGTAATCCATGATGCGTTGACGTTCCACAGCTCATCCAGCAGTTCCCGGATCATGGCCACGCGGGGGCCGGGCTCTTCGCGGCCCTCTTCGCTGACGGTCATGGTGCTGTCGGCAAACGTCAGCATCGCGAGCTTGTTGGCAATCGTGGCGGTGATGTTGTCCGCCGTAATGTTTTCGTAGTTCCTGACAGCATCGTCCGGAGAACGTTTGCCGTCGGTGCTGACGTCAATTCCGAGCCACTGGCGCAGCCAGTCCTTCAGTTTTTCCCACATGCTAAACTCCTTTACTGTCCGGCGCGCAGCCATACGCGGTTCATCGCGTATCGCACGGCGTCGATGGCGTGGTTGTTTTCGTCGGGATATGCGGCAACAAATGCGCCGTCCCGCGTGCGTTCGTATTCGTAGGCAGAGAACTCCTTGGCGGTTTCCGGGCATCTGGCCGGGTCAATGATGATCTCCGTCAGCGCCTGCAGCCATTGCATGGACGCTTTTACGCTGCCCGGTCCTTTTGTGGCGCCGACGCAGTTCATCCCGTAGGACCGCAGATCGTGGATGGATTTCTGTTCCTGGGAATCGGCGATCACTTCCTCCCATGCTGTCAGCCCTTTATGCTTCACCAGATGTTCAAAGACGTCCATGTTGGACGTCTTTACGGTTCTGTATTCGTCGTATATCCACAGCCGGCGGCGCGCCGGATCGTATGCGCAGCGCACAAAGTGCAGCGGATCCGGGAACCAGCCGAAGTCCATGCCGGCATAGGTCTGCCCGAATGCGCCGATTTCCTCCGCACTGATTTCCCTGACCTGCAGGTTCTCAAATACCTGTCCGCCCGTGCCGGTGACATCGCCGAGGTATACATGCCTGTATGCGCGCTCGTTGGCCTTTTTCAGCGCCTCTGCTTCTGCGATGAAACCTTTTCCCAGCCATTCCTTCGGCACGTCCAGATAGCTGCTGGAATGCACCAGACGCCCGTCGTGGGGGAGGAGGCTTTCTTCGTTCACCCAGCTCCGGGCGCTCTGGGGCGGGTTGTAGCTGCAGAACGTAATCTCGTTCTCGCCGCCGCGGATGATGCTTGCTTTGATCGTCCGCACATCCTCTATGCCCGAGAATTCGGCCAGCTCCTCGAACCACAGCGCCCCGAAATAGCCGTTGTTCAGCTTGATCGACTTGGACTTCGTAGGATCGTCCGCGCCCCGGAAAAGGATTCTCTGGCCTGTGGTGCGGTGCCTGATTTCCAGCGGTGAAAGTCTCGGCTGAAAGTATCCCCGCACGCCGAGCTTGTCGATCGCCCACAGCATCTGCTCGTAAACGGATTCCCGGAGCGTCGCGGCCACCTTTCGGTAGATGATCGCGTTGACCCTGGGGTTCTTCAGCAGCATCATCACGATTTCAAGGCTGATGAACGAGGATTTTGTACTGCCGCGGCCTCCCTTCAGCCAGTATTCCGTATGACCGTGCCGGCGCACATCTGCATGCACCGGATAAAACGCCGGAGCGATCAGCTCAGACGTCCGGACGCTATTCTCCGACATCGTCGATCACCACCGGAACGCCGCCCTGCACCTGCACATTGTCCGTAAACATGCCCAGATGCTTGCCGATCAGCTCCAGCGCCCGCACCTTGTCGTAGAGCTCAACCTGCGTTTCGGAAGTATCGCCTCGTTTGATTTTGATTGTCTTGATGGCCGCTCTGTCCGTGCGGGTTGCATCCGGCAGCACGCCGGCTGTTTCAGGGTCGATAATGTCCTGAGCATTCGCGAAAGCCACCACCGCCAGCTCATTCAGGACGCGGTCTGCGGTGATCCCCGTCCTTCGGCTCCGCTCTGCCATTTTTTTGTCCACAAGCTGCCGGAGCGCTGGCTTTTTCGGTGCGCCCTCCTTGATCCATTCGGCGGCATTTCTGGCTGTGGCAGGCGCAAAGCCCGCACGCAGCGCCGCCGCTGTCGCGTTCAGGTCTACAAGGTATTCCTCCGCAAACAGAATATCCCGGTCCTTCAATCCTCACGCCTCCCTCCCGTTTTGTAAATCCCCTCAAAGATACGCGCGCACATGCGCGCAGGTGGTTCACGTTTAACCACGTCGGAAAAAGCACGCAAAAAGGCCGCGCCT